CCTTTATACTTTGTCCAAGTCTCTCCGGCCGGCTCGGTGCATCTCATAGTCAGCTTGGCTACTCTCCTTTTTTCTACCGCCTTGTTAAAATTAACCTTTTCAAGTACAACACTGGTGGGGTTTGTTTGTTTCTTCAGAGACAGCGGCAACAAATCCCCCGAGTTGATGAGGCCAACGATGTATCTATTCAACTCTATAAAGCCGAAAGTCTCACTATTTTTCTTCCTCTCGTATATCCTCCCCAGTGCTGCTATACTCACGTCTGAAGCTAAGTAGATGTCGGCGGGACTCCACTTATTCACGTCCCCGAAGGTGACACCGCCGGCCGGAGTGTTCTGTTTGGCTATTTTGAATAAAGCCTCAATGGTTCCCATCACTTCCGCTGTGCCGCGGCGATATAAAATATTACTAAAGTTAGGTCCTTGAATTTTCTGAAAGTCCTTGTCGATGGTCTGTATCTTGAGAAGCAATGTGTGGGCAATATTCATAGAGGACTGATACCACCCTTTGGCCTTGGGCGTATCAGGAATGAGCAGGGCTTCGATTTCTTCAAACTTCACCTTCGCGCCACTCTCCATTACGGTGATTTGCTTGGAGTCATATATTTTCTTCAACTTCATTTGCCGCTTGGAATCCCAATATTCCTTAAAATCACAGTATGTCGGCCTCAGACAGATGTCGAAGAGCTTCATCTTCTCGGCCGCGTCTATACCCACATAGTCGGCCACCGTACAAAAGAAGGCTTGCGCGGATTCTGCTAGTGCTGTGTCAGATGCCATAAATTATAATTCCTTTCGCATCATTATTTAGAACCCCTAAATATCGACATGCCCGGCAAACCCCTTCTCCACACCAAGCAGGCGGCCACGTCCGCTGACCTCGAATGGGGCTCCGACTCGCTCTCGCGTATCTACAAAGCGATGACGCCCGGGCAGGAAGACGCTGGCATATTCTTTCCAAAGGAAGACATTATCAAGACTGGCAATCAGTATAAGCTCGTCTCTAAATCCGGCGGCAAGAACCTCGGCACCTATGACACCAAAGCGGCTGCGAAGAAGCGCGAACGCCAGGTGCAATATTTCAAGCAACAAGAGCAAGCTATGTCTATTCCAACATTCAAAGAGTATCTCCGCGAGAGTAACGACGCCACACCCCCACTGGTCACCGACGTTCCTCCACCCGAGATGGAATCATGGATGCGGAAGAATAAAGCGTCCTACGTCAAGCAGCACGGTGAGGAGACGGGAATGGTGAGGCTGACGGCTGCGGCATGGGACATCCACAACCGGGAGAAGGCGGAACGCGACTCCACAATGTAAAGGGGCGACCTGTGGTTCAGAACATTTTGGAAAGGTTAACGAACAGGTTCGTCTTGCCCGGCGCACTCTTGCCTCCAGAGTCGGCGAATGTCATTGTGCCCGTTATGATGATCACCCCACGGTTTGTGGAAAGGGTTACTAAAGCATTACTGGTGTTACTGTTTCGCTTGATGTCAATCACAAAGTTCTCGCGCAGTTTTGCCAGCATCTCCTTGAGCGCCGTACTCTTGCGAGAGGACATCACTTGCTGTTTATCACCCTTACCGATGGCGGCGTAGAACTCGTCGTCTCCATCCCACCCCAATAGCGAAAGGAAACGTGCGTTGATGCGTTTCTTGTCTCGCCCTTTGTAGTTGGCGTTGAAGATACGCACGATGATGTCAATTACTTCGGGGTGTGTGAGTTTGGCAATCTTGCGCGCCTGCTCCTTCGTCTTCCCCAACCCTATCTCGCGGCCGATTGTCTGTTGGTGATGGAGTAGCATCTCGATGTCTGCTCTTGCCCCATACTTCTTGACGAATTCTGCGACGAAGTCTTCGGTTTTGGATTTGGGGTAGCTTGCGCCATAGAACAATATTCTAATTAGACTGATGAAGCTCGTGTTCGCCAAATTGATTTGTGGGGTTTTGTAAACTTTAAGAGAGGCTGCAATGCGGTCGATTACTGTGCTTTCGGAATCTTTGGTGACCGTCAGAACGATATCCGACTTGCTCACGCCCTTTGCGGATTCTCCGGTGAGCGCGATGTCGAACGTCAGGAGTCCGAAATCTTCACTCTCGATACGGATGTCATCCCATATCTGTGTGCCGAGGGCTGTGCCGCCGGAGTCTGCTCGGGCAATCTCCGCTGCTGCATCGGCGAGCCGTGGATCACGGAGGCGCGTCTGTCTACTTCTGGCGAAGATGTCAGGCATTGACCGTGCTGTCAGTCGACCCTTTGCGCCCTTAATAAGTTCGGCGAGTGTTTTAGCCGTCACTGCTTCCGCATAGTAACCAACTAACGCTTTTTGTCCGCCGCCGGTTTTTTCCATAACCAGATTCATTCTTTCCATTCCTTCCGTAATTGGACTTATCGGGATACGAATTGATATCGACCTTCCAAACTTCAGTGCGTTGAATAGCCCAGCGATGCGTTTTCGCACCCACGCAAAGATGTTCGATAACCACCCTTCGGAGATCGTCGGCCGACTTTCATGGAGATACTGGCGGAAAGAGGGAATTCTCATCGTCATATTTATAATCCTTGCCTACAGCATTACAGCGCGATGTTGCAACGGTGCTGTATGTAGGGTCGATGTCGAAACCCACAAAGGAACGCCCGCTCTGTAGTGCTGCTACGCCTGTCGTGCCGCTTCCGCAAAATGGATCGAGGACTGTTGTTCCAACAGGTGAGTAGATATCAATGAGATATGACATTAAACTAATCGGTTTGACTGTGGGGTGTTGATTGTTCGGACCCTTTTCTTTACGTGTCGCCCGCGGCGCGTAAAAATACTTTTGATGTTCAGTCTGGACCTCTCCGATAATGTTTGAGGGGTATCGCCCATTCGGGTTTGCGTCTACTGTACCAAATTCTTTTTGTGTTCCTGTAGTCTTACCCACAGCACCAAATGTGCGGCGACTTGCGCCATTAGCGACCCATCCAGTTGGGGGCTTTTTGTCCCACGGAATACGTGTCGACACGGTGTTGAGTGAACCGCAGCCCCACACCTCAGAATTATGCGCGACAGTACCGTCAAGAGGTTTCTGCGTGACAACGATTGGTTCGTGTGCGGGTTTTAACAGATTGTATTTCGGCATCTTCGTCGTGGTCATCCACATGATCTGGTCTTTAACCAGAAACCCCGCGTCCTCGATGTTGACAGCTAATCGATGATACAGTTGTGGAGAACAAAACGCCAGACAGAACGCACCGGGGCGAAGTGTGCGATAGACTTTTTGCCACAGTTCGACGGGCGGCACAGTTCGATCCCACGCGGCCATCTTCATGCCGTATGGTGGATCGGTAATGCACACGTGAAAGGTTTGCTCGGGGTATTCGTTGAGGAGTAGGTGACTATCACCTGTGGTAATTGTGAACATATTTAATAACCAAATAAAACGCCCCAACAGAACATTGTTGGGGCGTCGTAACGGTTGGTTCTAAGATACCCTACCGGGCCTTAGTCTTCATCAATCACACTCGCAAAGAACTTCTTCACATCATCTTCTTCTTCGTCTTCGTTTACCTCAACCTCCTTCGGCTTGGGTGCCGCTACGGACTTGGTTACTCGTGCTTCGGCCGCTTTCGCAGTCGGCGCGGGAGTTGGAATAGGAAGTCGAGATTCGCGCTCGATAACCTCTCCTGCCGTAAGCTTCTCTTCAGCGTCCCCGCCGAGCGCCCGCTGAAACCTCTTGACAAGGTCTTCGAAGTCCTTGAACTGATCCTCCTTAATGAATTCCGACAGTGAAAATTCTTCCTCCCATGTTTTTTCCTTTTGTGCATCGTCCCCCACAAAGAGTTCGGACGGTTCTGTGAATTCAGCTTTATCGTAATTCTGATAACCCGCAACCTTCTGCGCTTTCAGCTTGAAATCACAACCTTCCCACAAATCAAATGGATTAGCGGGCTGCTGATCTGGGAACTGCGGTTCTAACAGTTCCATCACCTTGTCGTGAATTTTCTTTCCATATTTATACAGGAACGTCTTGCCATTGTTCTCTGGATTCGAAGGGTCTTCGATAATCAGAATGTTGCTGATATACGTCAGCTTACGCTTTCGCGATCTCGCCACTTCCTTGTCGCGCTCCACCCCAGAGTTCCAGAGTCGATTGTTCTCCTTACAGACAGGGCACGGGCGCCCATCGAGCGTCGT